GCGCTCCACGCCCTTCAGACGTTCGTCCAGGACTTCTTTCGAGATGGTCAGTCATGCTTCCTGTCGCCGAAGCATGACCCGGATCAGTCATACACAGAAGATCGGACACTCTCCGTGACACCCCTGGCCTGGCGCCGGGTGCGGTGCTGACGTCACTCTGCCAGCTTGTGATTCATCGACAACGCAGGTTGGGCGCAGCCCGCCTCGCCGACGATGCGCGCCGGCACCCCGGCCACGGTCGCCGAGGGCGGTACGTCCGACAAGACAACCGAGCCCGCAGCAATCCGCGAGCAGCAGCCCACCGTGATATTGCCCAACACCTTCGCGCCCGCTCCGATCAGAACGCCATGGCCGATCTTCGGATGGCGGTCGCCGTCTTCCTTGCCGGTGCCCCCCAGGGTCACGGAATGCAGCATCGACACATTGTCGCCTACGACGGCGGTTTCCCCGATAACGATAGAGTGCGCGTGGTCGATCATGATCCCCTTGCCCATCTTTGCCGCGGGGTGAATGTCGACGCCGAACATCTCGGAAATCCGCATCTGCACAAAAGACGCCATGTCTACGCGCCCGCGCTTCCACAGCCAATGGCCGACGCGATAGGCCTGCAACGCCTGATAGCCCTTGAAATACATGACCGGCTGCAAATAGCGATGGCAGGCCGGATCGCGATCATGCACCGCCATCAGGTCCGCACGCGCCGCCTCGCCCAATGCGCCGTCGTCGGCATAAGCCTCTTCGGCGATCTCGCGCAGGATCTGTTCGCTGATCTCGGCCGACTTGAGCTTGAGCGCAAAGCGGAATGCCAGCGCACGATCCAGTGTCGGGTGATGCAGAAGATTGTTGTGCATCACCCCGCCCATCAGCGGCTCATCGCGTACGACCTGTTCGGCTTCGGTGCGGATACGCTGCCATACCGGATCCAGCGGCGCAAGTTTCGCTTTGAATTCAGGCATCGGTGCCTCCGTTTCCAAGACTCCGAAAGATAGGGGATTCTCCGGATTTTTCCAGTGAGTCGATGTAGCAATCGATGCAGGCAGGTCAATACCCATCCAAAAGAGCGTCGATCACCTGCGCCATGCAAGCCAGATAGGTGCAATCCCCCGGCCCTCGTGGCTCGGCGGCCGGGCGCCGAAGCGCTGCGGACAACAAGGTTCCGTTACCGAACCACGGATGCGCCCGCCCCGTTGCCCGGCGGTGCGCATCGGCCGTATGTGCCTGTGCAATCAGCGATCGTGCCTCGGCCTCGCGCGCGGCGGGCGGGGCCAGCAACAACACCCGTGCCGCGGCGGCCAGATCGGTTTGCGTGACGGGACGCACCGTCGTCATGCCTCGAGATCGAGCGACGCGAACAATCCCGCACCGAAGAGCGCCGAAATCTGCGCCACGCTGACGGTGAACGGCGCCACGGCTCCATCGGCCAATTGCTCGGCGGCGGAATAGGCGAAAGCCTGTGAAGAGACCTGCACCTCGCGCAGAACGGTTCCGGCCTTGCTTACGCGAACCAGATACCGCTCTGTTTCCTCGCCAAGCGGCACATCCACACCGGCCCAGCTGTCGCCACCCTGACGTGTGCGACGGACCCAGGTCACGGCAAGATCACCGGCAGGCGCCACCTGTCGAGCCCGCAGATGCGCCGGCGCAAAGGGTCGCAACCCGATGCCCGCGAAAGCCTCGGTGCTTTCGACATAGCTTGGATCATCATAGGCCAGCGCCGCCGAGCCGATCCGCCAACGTCGCGCGACGCCGCGCATTGTCTCAGCCAGATCGACTTGCGACACGGCCGCGTCGAGGATCGCCACGATTGACTCGGGTGCCCAGGCGGCAGGCATCAAGGCGTCGGTCCCATGGCGCCCCCGCAACAGCCCTGACAGTCGCCAGACTCCGGGTTCGATCAGCGCTGCGGTCTTGAATTGGAACACTTCCCACTCTGCACCATTGCCGATGACCGCGAGGTTGGCCCCAGCGAACACTTCTTCGCTCTCGATCGACGACAGGGCCGAGGTCTGGCCAAACGCCACCTCCACGCCGGCGTCTCGTTGCCACATCGCCGGTCGCGCGCGAAACAGCGGCGTGCGCGTCAATCCGATGCTGGCGCGCAACCCCTTGGTTGTGTTCAGGGAAAACGCACCGCTGGTGGCAGGGGCATCATAAACCGCGACCGCGCCCGGCCATGGCAACCCGGTCACGGCCAGATGCGGCGCGTGCGGCACCTCATCACCGCGCATCAGCGGAAGATCCAGAAACAACGGCAGCACCGGCACCGCCGCCTGATAAGCACCGGCCTGCGGCAGATCGTCCGATCCATCCGCATGCCGAAACAGGCCCGGCTCGGTGCGCACGGCTTCGATCTCGCGTGCGCCGGTAAGCTCGACCCGGTCGATCCGATAGGTCCGCCGCGCGCCCTCGTGTGCCAGCGAGACGATATCCCCTGCTCCCAGCCCAGAGGACATCGGCAGGCTGAACCGCGCGACATCGCGGGCGACCCGCGCTTCGGACAGCCAGCGCTTGACCGCCGTGCGCGCCTCGCCTCGGGTCAACGTCAACGGCAATTCGCTGCTGGACACATCCCCGCTGCGCTCATCGGGCAAAACCGCCTCGGCGCTGCGTATCTCGAACTGCCCTTCGGCCTCGATGTAGGAAAGCCGCAAACGCCCTGTGGTTTCGGCCTGCGGCCCGCGCGTTACCGACAGGTCGCCATCGTCTCGCGCAACAAGATTGCCCAGGTCCAGCGGAATCGCGTCGCGGCCATCGCGCATGCGAAACACCAGCGTCCCCTCGCGTTCGACCGCCTCGATGCCATGTGCCAACATCAGGGGCTGCAACGCCGTGCGTCCCGTCGCGGTAGACGGGACAGAATAGCCGCGCACCACCCCGTACAGGCGGCTGACATCGTAAGACGCGATGCCCGCGCGCTCACACATCTCGGCAACCACCGCGGCCAGTGGCTGATTGGTTGCGCGGCCGGTCAACCAGTGCCCCCGCACCCAGTTCGCGCCATCCGACCACAAATCGGCGTTCGACGGAAACCAGGGCCAGGGCCGCGCATCCCAGGCCCAGGCATGGCTGCGCGACCAGTCCACCATCGGACCGGCATAGACATCGGAAACCGGATTATTGGCCGGGTCCGTCCAATGCGCATGCATCGCCAGCAAGTATTGCATCTGCATCAGATCGTCGCGCTGCCCGTTCGAGAAATACGGCGCCCGCGATTCCGAGGATTTCGGATCGAGAAACACGTTCGGCTGATTGGCGCCCTTGTCGATTGCGGCACAGCCATATTCCGTGAACCAGATCGGTTTCGAGCGCGGCTCCCAATCGGTCGGCTCTTCAGCGCGAAGGCCATTCAGGCGCTCGGTGTGACGGTTTTCCCACCACGCGCGCAAATCCTTGTATCGCCAGATCCAGGCCTCACCCTCGCCGTCGCTGATCGCCTCGCGGCGCTGCGCCTCTCGGGCCTGATCGTCTGGATAATACCAGTCGAACCCCTCGCCTGCCGCGATGTTTCCCTTCAGATAATCAAGCTCATAGCCTGTGCGCCATCCTGCAAGTGCGTCCAGATGGCCCTCGCCGCTTCGCCAATCGGCCAAGGGCATGTAATTGTCGATACCGACAGCATCCAGATCATCGTCCGACCATAGCGGATCGAGGTGGAAATAGCGGTTTCCCTCTCCGGCATCATAGCCGAAATATTCGCTCCAGTCGGCGGCATAGGTCAATTTGACTTCCGGCCCCAGAATCGCGCGCACATCGTGCAGCAACGCCACCATTTCCGCCACCGCCGGAAAGCCGTCGCCCGCGCCCCGGATCTGCGTCAGGCCGCGCATTTCCGACCCGATGCAGAACGCGGACACCCCACCCGCCGCCGCACAAAGCGCCGCGTAATGCAGGATGAAACGCCGATACGACCACTCTTCGGGCCCGGAATACACCACGGCACCGGTCGAAACGGTGAAATCGCTGGGCTGAACCGTGCCAAAGAACGCCGCAACCTCGGCGTCGGCAGCAGCGGTCCGGTCCGGCGTTGTCACCTGGCCGGGCGCCCGCGACAACGTAATGCGCCCGCGCCAGGGCAAAACCGGCTGATCCGGCGCGTCGGACCAAGGGTCCGGCAAACCGTTTCCTGACAATTGCTCCATCAACAGAAAGGGATAGAAGACCACAGCCTGATCCGCTGCCTTCATCGCCGCAATGGCTTGTAACACCGAGCTATCGGACGGCGTCCCGCCGTAGACCGGAGCATCGTCCTGGCGCGCGACCTCTTGCGCCGTGCTGCGCGTCACGTCGCTGACCGCCCAGGGTTGTTCGTGTCCGTCCTGTGTCTTGAAATCGACCTTGGGCCGGATCTCGCAGGAGCCGCAGCGCAAATCGCCGCCGAACCAGGACGCGATCAACAAGCCCGAGCGAGCATTCGGCAACTGGTTTTGCAAATCGCGCAGCGCGGTTGGAAAATCCGCCTCGCCCGATGGCGAGTTGGCATTCGCTTGCCGCCTTTCGGTTTGTCCGATCTGGCTGAACTGGGATTGCTGTCCGCTGCCGCTCAACAGAACCGTCTCTGTAGCCAGAGCATATTCGCCCGAACCGGGCATCCAGGCTACGCCCTCGATCGCCTGCTGAAGGGTCGGCTGCCCTTCGGCCTGAGCGGCACGGATCACCTCGAACGACAGGCTAGGCAGGCGGTTGCCATAGGCACCAAGATCCAGGTCCTCGATCACAACATATGCCGTGCCGCGATAAGCCGGTGCCATGCCCGTCCCCTCGCTGGCCTCGATCTTTGGATCGGGCATCTGATCGGAGGTGCCGCGATAGACCCGCATGTTCAGGTCTTTCGGCGCAATTTCGTCCCCATAGGCCCAGACCCGCCCGATCCCCGAGATCTCGCCCTCGCACAGTGCGATTGCCACGCTGACCACAAAGCGCGATTCATCGGTGATCTTGGGGCCCAGCCCGCCCTTGGTGCGTCGCGAGCGCCCGGGAATCTCGTCATAGCCAGAGGCCCAGATGACGTGCCCGGCGACACGCATGCGCCCCCAGATCAGCGGCAAGGCCACGCCTTCGCCAGCACCAGTCACCTGCAAACGCTGGATGCGCCCGGTTTCCACCGCACCCGAACCCATGCCAATCAGGCGCTGATCAATGACCCGGCCCAGGGTTGCCCCGACCGCGCGGCCAATCACCATGCCCGAAAGTCCCAGGATCGCGCCACCGAAATTGGCACCCAGCGCCGCCCCGGCGGCAGACAATAGCAGTGTCGCCATTTGCAGGCTCCTTCACATCAAATCAGATCGAAACGCGCCACGACGCGGCGTGCCCAGGGCGGGCCGAGGTTGCTTTCAACGACTCCATGCCCGCTGTAGGCGTGGATGAAACGCGGGACAGACACCGAACTGACGATGCCCAGGTGCTTCGCCACGCTGCCCGCGCGCATTCGGAACAAGAGAACCTGTCCCGCTTCCAAGGGTGCAGCAGCCGGTTTCAGATATCGCTCCAGAGCCTGCCACAAGGGCTCTGTGCCACCGGTCTCCGACCAATCGGGGCCATAGGCCGGGACAGACGCCGGTTCCGCGCCACGCAGGTCGCGCCAGACTCCACGAAGCAACCCCAGGCAATCGCAGCCCGCCCCGCAAACCGAGGCTTGGTGCACATAAGGTGTGCCCAGCCATCGCCGCGCGGCGATGACAACCGCAGACGTGTCACCCGCCAATGCCGCCACCACCATTGACACCACTTTCGCCAGTTGCCCCGGCGCGCGGCGTCGCGATCAGCCAATCGTCGCTAGGAATATGCGGAAACCCCTGAAAATTTTCCTGGTTCAGGAATTTGAGTCGACAGGTCTCGAACCGTTTGTCGCATCCCGCTGCCAGGCGAACACTGTCGCCGGCTTCTGGCGCCACCCCCGGCGCCGTCCACAGGTGCAGAATCCGCTGGCCGATCTTTTGCTCTTCGCGCCGGACCAACCCTACCTGCGCCACGGCCGCACCGGTGAGAAACTCCACCGCCCCATCCACGAACCAGCCCGAGGCAAATTCCGGCTGATCCGCGACTGTCAGAATGGCCCCGCCCTCGGCCACGGCCAGCAGCGGCACCTGGGTCGAGAACCCGGTCTGGTCCAGGTCGAAACCGCAGCGTGCATCACCCAGAACCGCCGGGCACACCGCGCCAAAGACCCGCCCGCCGCTTTTCGACAGACCCTCGGTCAGACCCCGCAACTCGGCCCGGAACGCGCCACCCGCACGGGTTATTTCCCCCAACGAGCCCCGAAACAGCACGCGGCGCGACGACACATCGGTCCAGTCGACCTCCCAGATGGTCAGCGCCGCTCCGTCATAGCGCCCGGCCAGGATATCCTGCTCCCGCAACCCCGCATCATTCAGCGCCCCCGCCGCCTCGGTGTTGTCCACCGCCAGCCCCGTCGCCTGAACGATCGCGCTGGCGCTCATCCCGGTACCCGCGCGAAAAATCATCCCGTCAAAAGCCAGATCCCGGTCGTGATCGGTGAACCCCATCTGTGTGCCGTCGTGCCGCACCAGTGCCCAGGCGCGGGCGCGCGTCGTGGTCAGATCGCTCATTGCCGCACCTCGACCACCGGAACCTTGGGCACGTCGCCGGCCTGAAAACTGGCCACCGAGACTTGGATGAGGTCGGTGTCAAAACGCACCGGCACGTCAAATTCGAATCCGACCGTGACCTCGGCCCCCACCGCCGGGGGATCGACGAACAAGACGCGCCCGGTATCGGACTCGACCGTCCAGGCAACCCCTTCGCCCAACTCCGTGCCCCCCACAGCAACCCGGACCGTTCCCGAAACCGGTTTGGTGATGATCCGCGTGGTGTCCCACGAACCCGAGCGATAGGTCTTGGCCACTTGAAACACCGTCGTCGCGCCGTCGCCATGGCCCAGCGACTGATCCAGCGCCGTCACCGATCGAGAGGCCGGGCAGGTCTTGAAATCGGCCCAGTCCTTCCAGCGGAACCCGTGCAACATGCCCTGGCGCGCTTCGAAGAATGCGATCAGGCGCTCGACATCGTCCAGCGATCGCAGCCCGAGACCGGCATCGTAGCGCCGCCGCGCCTGTGCCCAGGGCGTGTTACGTTCTTCGTGGCCATTGGCCAGGGTGACAATCTCGGTGCGCCGCTCCGGCCCGCCCAGCGACCCGAAACTCAGGGTCGCGGGAAATCTGATCTCGTGAAAACTCATGGCTCAGTAATTCCTCTGCCCTTGCGCCAAAAGACGCTGCATTTGTGCGGCAATTTGCGATTGGCTGCGCTGGAACCCGGCGACATCGGGCGTCGTGACGTTGATGACCACGTTCATCGCGCGCCCGCCGCCCGCTGAGCGAACACCCAACCGCCCGTCGGCCCCCCGTGACAGCGGCAAGATCGCCTCTGGCCCCGCCTCTCCCATCAAGCCTGTGCCACCGCGCATCGGAAACGTCACGGGTGACGACACCACGCCGCCCTGCGCAAAGGGCATCACCCGGCCCTGTGCGAATGACCCGCCGTTGGCAAAGGGCAAGACGCTGCTCATCGCGCCGCTGATCACCGAAGACAGGGCCCCGCCCAAAGCCGATTGCACCGGCCGCATCGCCGCCGAATAGATTGCATCCGAGATCGACCGCCCCAACTGGCGCATCGCGTCCGACAAACGCATCCCGTCGAACACGACCCCTTCGAAGGCCTTGCGCAGGCCGCTGCCGAGCGACCGCGACAATCCGGTCATCTCACGGTTCGTCTCGACCAGGTTGCGCCCCATGTCTGCGAGACCGGAATCTAGGCTTGCCACCATATCCGCGGTGCTCGCCATCCGCGCTTCCAGCTCTGCCAGTTGCGTGCCCAGTTCGTCCATTTCCGCCATCTTCGGCTCCCGTTGTTCGTGCTGCCGCGCCATCGGGGAACTGCCGCACCAGGGTTTCCAGACGCGCGCGCGTGAAACTCCCGCCTGCCACTTGCTCGCGCCCCAGCATCAACATCAGTTCGATAGGTGTCAGCGCCCAGAATTCTGACGGGCGCAGCCCGAGACCATGCAACCCCGCGCGCATCAATCCCGGCCAGTCCATGCCCGCCGCGTTGCTCAAACCGGGGCCTCCGGCAGTGCGAAGGCCAGCGTGAGAAGCCGCGCCGCAGCCCGCGAGGCACCCACCGCGCCGCCCTCGATATCTGCTCGCAAGAGGGCATCCGCCGTCGTGTCATGCCCCGCGCCATGCAACCCGGCCAGGATCAATGCCATGACATCACGCGCCGAAAACCTCCCGGCTTCGAACCGTTCAACCAGCGCCACCAGGCTGTCGGCGCCCAGCGCCGCCTCCAGTTCGACCAACGCCCCCAGAGTCAGCTTCATCGGCCGTCGCTGGCCATCCAGAACCAGCGTGACCTCTCCGGTATAGGGATTACCCATCAGACCGGTTCTCCGCTTCCCTGCTCGGGTCCAGGTTGATCGCCACCGTCGCCGAGGTAATCCTCAGGGCCAGCCGCCAACGGCGTTGCGGCGACAAAGTCCAACGCCCCGGCCGAGGCCAGCGACATCTCATAGGTTGCCTCGCCGTTGAAGGAACCCGCGTATTCGATGCTGGTGATCTGGAATGGCCCCTCGACAATGCCAAAATCGGGGATGATGACCTGGCAATCGGGGATCTCGCCGTTAAAGAACACAGAACGCGCGCGCTCATCGGTGGCGGCGTCGCGAAACACCCCCGAGCCCGAGATCGACGCCGCCTTGACGCCCGCGCCCGCCAGCAATTCACGCCAGCCGCCCAGACTGTCCAGACTGGTCACATCTACCGTTTCCGCGTTGAAGCTGATGCGCGTCGCGCGCAGCCCGGCGATGGTTTCGAACTGACCGGCTCCGGTCATGTCCATCTTGATCAGCAGATCCTTGCCGCTTTGCACAGCCATGTCCGCAACTCCTTGTGTTTGATGAGTTCAGCCTTCGACGCGTACCCGGAACGTCAGGTCGATCCGGCGCACCGCGCCCCCCTCGACCCGGCGAGCACGCGCCTGATGAAACCAGATCGCCACGATCCGCCCGGTGCTCAGTGCCGGTTGCGTGTCTGGCAACAACTGCCCGATCCGCGCGGCCGCGTTTTTCGCCACCATGAACCCCGGCGCATCGCTGACGATGGCAATCGCCACCCGATGCTCGGCGCCCGGGCCGCTGATGTCAGAGCGGTCGATCGCCTCCTCGACGCCGATCACCCCGTAGGTGCCCTGCGGCGTGCCGGGCGGCGGCGCGTCGTGCACGCCGCCGGGCAACAAGCCGGTCAGCACCGCATCGCCGGTCAGCGTGTCGAACAGCGCCTGTTGCAGCGCCACAGCCGACTGATAGCTCATGCCGGAACCTCCTCACGCGCGTGACAGACCAGAAAACTGCCCTGTGGATCCGCTTCGCTCACCGCCAGAATCGTGAACACCCGCGCCCCTTCGCGCAGCCGTTGGTCCGGCCTCGGGCGCTGCGGGCTGCCTTGCGGCGCGGCGCGCAGATAGATGCGGAATGTCATCCGCCCTTCCGGCGCAATCGCACCACGGCGCTCGGTGCCCGAGCCCGCCCGCAGCTCGGCCCACAGCGTCCCCAACTCGGTCCAGGCGGTCGAATAGCCGCCCAGTCCATCGGGCGTGACCACCGCTTCTTCCAGCCGCATCGGACGGTTCAACGCATATCGCATCAGCGGTGCCCTCCCGCAGTCAGACGCACCGGTCTCCAGCGGCCCAGCAGCGCCTCGACCGCCCCCGGCAAGGCCGCGCTGCCCTCGCTGCGATGCTCATAATATTGCGCCGCCAGCAGCATCACTGCTTGCCGCAAATCATCCGGCACGGCATCCCAGACCGCGCCAAACCCGGCACTGAACGCGATCTCGACCGCGCCCTTGGTGGGCACCATCGGCAACACCGCCCCGGTCGCCGCCAGTTGCGGGCGATGCCGATCAGCGATCAGACGCCAACGCGCGGGATCAACCAGCTCGGGTAGGCCCGACGCATCGATCAGCGTCACCGAGGTCACAACCGTCACCGGTGCGACTGGTAGCGCCTGCGCATCCGCCCAGCGCCAGCACGGCAGGGTCAGGCGAAAATCGCGCGTCATCAGAGCTTTGCCGATCCGCGCCTCAATGGTCGCCATCGCCGCACGCAGATATTGCAGCAGCAGCGCATCCACGGTCGCCTCGTCGGCAAAGCCCGCGCCCAGCCGCAGATGCGCCCGGAGCGCCGCAACCGGCAGATCGCCGTCATCCACCGCGCTGGTTTCGATCAAATCCATGCTTGCCTCCATGACGCCTTGTCCTTGTGAAAACCGACGCAGGCGCATCCCCGCACCGCTCGCACGGATAGGGAGCAGCCGGACGATGCGGGACGCGGAACCAGACCAGTTCGCCGCGCACGCCTGCGTCGCCATCGGCCCGGCCCCACGTCTGGGCCGGGCCAATTCCTTGCACCGCCGGGTGTTTACGACACCGAGAACTTCAGCAGCTTGATCGCGTGGAAATCGGTCACATCGCCGCCAACGCGCTTGGTTGCATAGAACAGCACGTGCGGCTTGGCGCTGAACGGATCGCGCAGAACCCGCAGGTCGGGACGCTCGGCGACGGTGTAGCCGGCGCGGAAGTCGCCAAAGGCGATGGCATGAGCGTTGGCGGCGATATCGGGCATGTCTTCGGCGATCAGAACCGGATAGCCCATCAGACGCGCGGGTTCACCCGCCGCCAGACCGTCCGACCACAAGAACCGGCCGTCGCCATCCTTCATCTTGCGCACCGCACCTGCGGTCTTCGAATTCATCACGAAAGCCGCGTTCGCGCGATATCCCGCGTCCAGCGCATAGACCAGGTCGACGATCGCGTCGGCCGGATTCACCGCGTCGAAATCGCCCGCCGATCCGGTTGCGACATAGCCCAATTCACCCCAGACAGCCGAGTCATTGGCGGCAATCGTATGGTCCAGAATGCCGCGCGGCTTGTCCACCCCGTCGCCGGCAATGAACGACGCGGCCTCGGCACGCGCGAACTTCTGCGCGATCCGATCCGCCAGCCACCCTTCAACATCGAAGGCGCTGTCTTCCAGCAGCCGCTGGCTGGCCTTCGGCATCGCCGACAACTCGTGCAGCTTGATCGAAATCCGGTCGATCGCGGCGCTGCCCGTCTCGGTGATCGACGCCGATTCCGTCGCCCAGCCCGATCCCACATCGCCGTGATCGACTAGCACATCGAACGACCCTGCCTCGACCTGCACAACGCTGGCAATCGCACGGATCGACGCCGAGGCATACAGCACCCCTTGAATTCGCTCCGAGGTCTGCGGGTCCACCAGATACCCGCCTTCCGAATTCACAGCGGTGTTCATCCCCTTGCCTTCCAGCACGATACCCCGCAGCGCGTCGTCGTCGCCGCTGCGCAGATAGGCGTCGAACGCCTTCAGATGCAGGCCCTCGCCAGCGTCGGATTGCGCCAGCACGGGGCGCGCGGTCTTGGTCGAAAATTTACGGTCCAGCATGGTCAGTCGCTCGTCCTGTTCTTTCAGATTGCCGATTACATCAGCGCGGAAGGTCTTGATCTCAGATACAAACCCATCCATCGCCCGTTTCAGTTGCGCCGCTTCGCCGTTCGGCTCCTGCGCCGCGGTCTTCGCCTGGCCCGTCTGGTTCTGGGGGCCGGGGAATTCGCTGTTCATCTTTCGCGTCCTTTCTTGGTTGCCTTGGTCCGGCAGGCCGCACCCGGGCACCCGCCACCACCACGCGGGCCAGACCCGCGCGCCGTCCGTCCGTTCACTCGATCGGTTTCACCCCCGCAGCGCGCCCCGGGCCTCGTCGAGCCCGAGCGCGAAAGCCTCCATCAGGCTTAGACCGCGCGTGTCCTGCTTGGCCGCGACCCGCGCCACCGGCAGCATCGGGAATGTCACCAGCGACACCTCCCACAGTTCCAGTTCGATCAACTTTCGCCCGCCACCTTGAAGTTTCTCGGACCGCACCGTGCGATACCCGATGGACAGACCGTCCACCGCGCCCGCGCCCATCAGCGCCGCCGCCTCGCGGCCTTTGGCCACATCGGTCAGCAACCGCCCTGAAACGCGCAACCCGTGCGTGTCCTCGCAAACCTCGTCCCAAACGCCGATCGGCTGACTCTGGTCATGCTGCCAGAGCATTCGCACCCGTCCACCCGCATCCTTCAGACGCTTCAGGCTGGCGCCGTAAGCCCCGGGCATGACAATATCGCCGCCCTGGTCCTGCACCCCGAACACAGAGGCATAGCCGCGGATCAGCGATCCGTCCGACAAGGCCACGCCCGGTTGCGTGAATTTCGTTTCCAGTCCCGTCATCGCCCCTCCTCAGATCCGCGTCACAAGCAAGGCCAGCGCGCCGTGAACGATCACCCCGGACGCCACGCCATACACCGCCAGCCACAACCGCTTTTCCAAACGCTCCAAAGCCTCTTCGATCCGGCTCAGCCGGTATTCCAGACCCGCACGGCGCTCGGTGTCGATGCGTTCCTGCGCATCGATCCGGGCCTGCGCCAGGTCGAAACTGTCATAGAGAAACCGCGATCCCCCGACCGCGCGGCGTTGCGCACTCATGCCTCCTCCGCGCGTGGCGGCAGCCCGAGCAGAGCGCGCTTTTCGGCCTCGGTCAGGAACGCGGCCTCGGCCACCCGGCGCCAATGCTGATCGCGTTCCACCGCCAAGGCGGGCACCTGGTCGAGATCCGGCTTCAACTCCAGTTGCTGTCCTGCGTGCTGCGACAACCAATGCGCCAGGGAATCTGTCACTTTGGAGGCTAGCGGCAGAACCGTCAGGCGATAAAACCCGCGATTGGCCTCCTGGTAATTGGCATAGGTCGCGTCGCCCGGAATCCCCAGCAGCATCGGCGGCACCCCGAAGGCCAGCGCGATCTCGCGTGAGGCGGCTTCCTTGGTCTTGTGGAACTCCATGTCCGAGGGGCTGAATCCCATCGGTTTCCAGTCCAGCCCACCCTCCAGCAACATCGGCCGCCCGGCATTACGCGCGCCCTGGTGGTGCATCTCCATCTCGGCCTGCAAGCGCTCAAATTGCTCGGGCGTCATCGCGGCTTGCCCCTCGGACCCCCGAAACACGATCGCACCCGAAGGCCGCGCGGCATTGTCCAGCAACGCCTTCGACCAGCGGCTAGCACTGGTATGGACATCCAGCGCGGTCGCTGCTGCCTCGAGTGGGGACAGACCGTAGTGATCGTCCAGCGGATGATACGCCCGCACGTGGCAGATCGGCGACGGCCCGTCGCCCATGACAAAGCGATGCTTGCGCCCGCCCACGGCGTATTCATAGGCCGCCGGCCAGCCATCGGCGCCCGGAACAACACTCATCCGGTCCGACCGCAACACATGCAGTTCCACGGGGGCGCCGGCCTCGGGTGCGGCGACGGCCTCGATATAGGCACTACCCGACAGCAACAGCTGCGCATAGACCGCTTCCAGGAACTCGGCGCGGCCCTGCGCCGGGTTCGGTCGCCGAATCAACGTCAGCAGCGGGTGCTGATCATACCGGCGTTCGCAGTCCTGCAACACCAGGGGCAGAGCCGCCGCAGCCTCGGAAATCAGACGCACGGCCCGAAACCCAACCGGGTTGCTCTGGAATCCGGCCCGGGTCAGCGAGATCGTGTCGCGCGCCGTCCAGCGCGGCTGGGTCGCGGCCTGCATCGCAGCCATTCGCCCGACAGCGCCCGCTGTCAACGGCCCCACCGCAGAGGCCTTGGCTTCTGGCGCCACCTCTGGCTTGCGAAAGAAATCGAACATCTATCTGCCTCCCGGTCGCGTGCTTGCCGAGTGGCGCCGAAAACGACCCGGTGCCTCGGCCTTGACGCAGTTATCGCCGCAAAGCCTTGCCAATCCGGTAGGCCACCGTGCGCTGCCCCACACATGGCGCAACACAGAAAAAAAGGGGGGCCTTGCCCCCCTCTTCGGCTGCGCCGAATTCACCCCCCAGGATATTTGAAGAGTAAAGACCGGGTCAGAGCACCCGGACCCGGGGCTGGCGCCACCGCTCCGACGGATCCAGGATCGCCTCGTGCAGCGCCCAGACCAACGCATCCAGCCGGTCGGGGCTTCCAGTGCCGCGAAACCCCTGAGCGGTCATCTGCGCCATCTGGTCTTCGAGTAAAGACAAGCCTCGCAAATGTTTGACCCGTCCCTGCTCATATAGCGCCGCGACCGGCTCGGCCCGCGCCGCCTTGCCGCGCGTAGCGTGGCGCGCACGATAGGGAACCAGCGGATCGATCTGGCGCAGCACACTGCCGACCAGATCGCCGCCCTGATTGACC